TTCATTACTAAATCTCTCATAGCTTTCATCACCGAAAGTGATCTCATTCGATGTAATTCTTCGAATGGGTCAAAGGATAGATTCTTCTTCATGATTCTGGCAAGCTTTGCTGCCTTTATAACAAAGGTATAATTAACCCTTGAAAAGGAAGCTAAGCTTTCCATATCAATAAGAAGAAGATTATCCATAAGAACTTTAGGTGAAATAAAATTTACTGTACCAGAAAAATAGTTTTTAAGCTGTTTTTCTGATAATACAGAAATATTATTTTTGATGGCATCAAATATCGGGAGATGAATTAATTCATCTCTCGACACATTTAATGCGTCAAAAAGCTTTGTGACAGATTTATGGAAGGATGTTAGATCCTTCACATGAAACATTAGCATTCCGTTAATAGCAGTTCCTAGGACTCTTGATAATTCATTATCAAGAACTACCTTTGAACTGCTAACTGGATAATCATCATGGTTCTTTGTTGAGTAGACGAAAAGTTTTCTAATTTCATCTACTGACAAGAAACCAAATGCATAATCCAATAGGAATGTAAATAAGGATAAGTCTTTTGAAAGGTTGAAATGCTTAAAAACATTTCAATTCTGTCACTTTTTGTGAACAGATGACCATTTCAAAAGACTTACGTGTCTATAAAGACTTGTAACAAACTGAACAAGGGTACCTCTAAACATATACATATTTCCTTTGATCTTGAAATAATCAAAGAAGATATAATATATGATAAACGGATTATAGATGTTATCTATAATCCCGTTTAGAGGCAATCCTGTAATCTCTTTACCGTCCTGAATTCATCTCTTGGCAAATTCATATGTATCTTTCGACACATGTGACTTTGCTTCAGAGACATCAACTCCCAAGTGTTTGAGAATTTCAATATATTTCTTGGCGATTTTATCATGTTTTATCACGATATCATCACCCAAGAGAATATACTGAGAAAAATTCCTCACACCACATATCATTGCACAGTAATGTACAAGGTAGTGGTGAGAGACCGCGAAAGCGGCTCAACTACTTTTTGCTCCCATTGGTTGTCCTACACTATAAGTGATAGGATTCCCTTTGTGGTCGAGGATTGATGGACCAACAAGTGTCTCCGCCCAACATTTCGCGTAATCTAAATTACCGAAAATGTGTGCGAGAACTCTGATTTGAAATTCAAGTGGAAATCGATCAGTTGCTGCAGTTAAATCAATTGATCAAAACCTTTCACTGTTCTTCTCTCATGAGTGGAAAGGAGACTGTGTAAAAGTTCTATCCGAAGGGAATTCCCTTAAGATAGAAAATAGGATATCCATAATAGGAGATAGAATTACTTGCGTAATTCCATCAACTATACAGATAACCCTCATTTTACATTCAGGATCCTTAACAATACTTAATCTCCGAGTAGTTTTGAGTCATTTTACTGACTCAGGATCTGATGATAATTTAATATCATCTGAGATCTTACTATTCAGGGAAATAAGATTTGTTAACCATTCACGGCCTGTTTTATTTAATAATCCAAGGGCCGGAATAATGTTTCTCTCATTCCATCATCTCAAAGTAAAATGAGATGTTAGAGTTTGAGGACCATTAGGTCCAGCCTTTGAAACTAAAGAGATTTGATCCCTGTTGAATTCAGGAATCTCTCTCTTT